GGCGTGATATACAGAATGAGATACCGCGAGAATGGATAGCCAAGAAGAACGAGGTTGAGTTATCGTTCACATTAAAGAATGGATCTATTATTGAGTTAAAGGGTGCTGAGAACCCTGATTCGTTAAGAGGTGTTAAGTTACGCGGGTTGGTAGTTGATGAGATAGCCAGCATCCGTAATTGGGATTGGTTGTGGGATGAAGTGTTACGGGCAACGTTAACAGACTATGCAGCGCCTGTGATATTCATATCGACACCTAAAGGTTATAATCATTTTCACGAGTTATATTTAAAAGGGCAGAACGAAGGGGATTACAAGTCATGGCGGTTTACGAGTTACGACAATCCTTATATATCTGCGAAGGAGATAGACAATGCTAAGAAGGATCTTACCGAAGACACGTTTGCGCAGGAGTATATGGCAGATTTTAGGAAGTATACGGGGTTGGTGTACAAGGAGTTTGAAAGAGACATACACGTTATTAAGCCATTCGATATACCAGAGACGTGGTCGATTTATAGAGCATTTGATTTTGGTAGTACCAATCCTACTGTATGCATTTGGGTGGCTATTGATACGGATGATAATTGTTTTATTGTGGATGAGCACTACAGATCGGGGGAAACAATTGATTTTCACGCTGGTGTGGTTAACGCTAACCCTCTTAGTAATAAAGTGGTGGCGACTTATGGGGATCCTTCAGGAGCGCAATGGATACAAGAATTCGCTAAAAGAGGCATATATATTACTCCAGCGAATAAGGAAACGGGTACAAGCCTTAGTAATTGGGTAAGGTTTAAGATAGAAAAGGTTGCAGAACGCATCAGGCCAATACCTGGCCATGTTGTCGAGCATGTTCCGCCTCGTGAGAGCCTTCCTAGGCTATTTGTTTTTGATAGATGTACTGAGGGGATACGGGAATTCGAGACTTACCGATGGCAAGAGAAATCAGTAACAAGGGCGCAAGATCTTAACGAACCCGACGTACCAGAGAAAGCCAATGATCATTTGATGGACGCTTTATCGTATTTCATGGTAAGTTATAAGAAGCAGGAGGTTATAGATGTACCACCTCAATGGAGTGACAAGCAATGGAACATCGGAAATTAAAACATGACTGAAACTGAAAGCAACATTGCAAAGTATATGGCGTTAGTTAAGAGTCTTGATCCTGATTTATACATGATTAAGATTGCATTGCAGGAGACAAGGGTAAACCCTGATGTTATTCCAGCGATAATACGCAACATAGGAAACATTGCACATGGCACAGGATTTGGTAATGTTAAGATATCAATATCTGATAGAATTATTGAGCAGATATCAGCGGTGGAGTCTGAACTTGTCAAAGAGCCAGCTTTACTGTTAGAATGAGATAGAAGAGGACTCTACAAAAGTTAAAAACTATTGAGCCACGACCAACACTCGTGGCTTTTTTAATTGTTATGGCAGAATTAAAACCGGTAGGAACAACAAAAGAGCGAGAATTATTTACTGAGGTTATCAGACACTACGAGGTAGCCAAAGAAGATTTAGAGAAACGTATTATTGATTTTGATAAAGCTGACGTGTTGTTCAGATCACACATAGAAGAGTCAGGATGGCCATACGGTTCCACAATTTTTGATCCAAGAATATTCACAGCTATATTTGAGAAGTCGGCCAGACTGTTTGCCAAGAAGCCAAGAGGCAGGATGGTACCACGTGAAGGTGGCGACACAATAGGCGCACAGATAAACAATGAGTTGCTTTCATTCCAATGGGATGATAACGAGCGGTCAGGTGCTGAACCCATGTTAGCTAAGTGGGCTACTATGGATATGAACGCACGCAAGTATGGAGCATCTTTTGCTATTGCCAAATGGAAATATGAGACAAGGGTCAAGCGTGATAAAAAAGATGATCAAAAAGGTAAGAAGCAAGTATTCTTTGATGGCCCTGATTTCACACCGATAGTCAACAGAGATTGTCTACCCAATCCATCATATTCAACTATAAAGAATTGGTTTCAGTACAGGGATTACACAACGGTGCAAGAACTCAAAGAGGTTAATGATGCAGCGAGGTCAAAGCCTGTATACAAAAACCTTGATATATTAAGGCAGAAGGTTAAAGAAGATAAAGGTGGTGGAGATACAAGAGAATCAAATTATCTATCAAAGAACAAGTCTATCAGCAATCTCACAGATTACTTAGGGCGTGACGAGGTGTTTAAGACGTTTGAAATAATTACTGAGTATCGTAATGATAGGTGGATTACGTTTGCACCTAAGCATGGTGTAATAATTAGGGACATACCTAATCCGTATGACCACGGACAGATACCAGTTATATTACTCAAGTATTACCCAATAGATGATGACTTATATGGATTATCCGAGATTGAACCAGTAGCGAAGTTACAAAGGGCTACTAACGCACTATGGTCTCAGTATGTAGATGCAATCAACATGAGTTTATATGCACCGTTAAAGGTGCGCACAACTGGGGTACAGATGCACACATTGGAATTTGGGCCTGGCAAGAAGTGGCTAATGAATGATCCAAGCTCTGATGTAATGACTCACGATCAAAGTCCTACAGGGGTTACTGAATTCTCAACCACATACAGATTGCTTGTAAGTGCAATGCAAGAAGGGCTAGGTGAAACTAGCGCTATTACTTCTGGTGCATTACCTGGTGCGTCTGATAAGACAGCTACAGAGGTAAAGGACACAGCCACGCAAAGGTTAGCGAGGGATAACTTCAATCAGATATTCTTATCAGAGTCCATGAAGAAGCAGATGATGTTCTGGCACAAGATGAACCAACAGTTCCTTTTCAAGGATGAAGACGAGCATGTAAAGGTGATAAGGATAGTAGGCAAAGACGCTATCAGGTATTTTGAGAAGGCTGGCTTAGGTGGTAAGACGATTGATGACCAGTTGCTGGCTGATTTCTCTTCTGAGGAGTTAGATGGATTAAACCTAAACCCCGAAGAGTTTGCCACTGATAGATTCCCAGTTGAAGTTGAAGGAGAGATATTGCCTAAATTTGCAGTTGATGAGCTAGGAGAGATGGGGCATTTGCTAGTAGAGAAAGAAGACTTATCAGGTTCATATGATTACATACCAGACGTACAGAGTATGTCTATACCAGATGAAGCACAGATGCTTGGCATTAAGAGGCAATTAGTTGAGATAGTACAGAACCCAGTAGTACAAGGTTCGTTGGCTCAAGAAGGATACAGAATCAACATGAAAGAGTTGATGGAAGATTTCTTTGAATCAGCGGGGCTTAAAGATGCAGATAAATATTTTGAAAGGAGCGAACAAAATGGAGCTAACCAAGGAGGAGGAGCTGGCATTGGAGGAGTCCAACCTGGTGTTGGAGGTGGCGCAGAGCAGGGGATGGCAGGAAGTGTTCAAGCCAATGTTGGAGCGCAAGGCCCACAACAGTTGGGTGGACCCCAGGGAGTCCAGCAACAAAGATGATTTCCTGTACCAGTACACAGTTGGCTGGGGCTGGTCAACAGCTTGCAAGGAGCTACTAGGATTCGTTCAGGAGATGGAAGATAGGAGAGCGGCGCTTATTAAGAAGAAGGAGAGTGCAGATATCGATCCGTTTGATATAGGAAAGTAATTAATTAGATGAAAGGACATATATGTCAGTAAGAATAAGAAACGTACCACAAGATGGTAAAGATACTGATCTCGAGAACAAGACGGTATACGATGTTGACGGGTACAAATACCATTTAGGACCCAACGAGCATATGAGCAGTATGGATGATGGGAGATTTGCACCTATGGCAAGTAACGCTACTGTTTACATGGGATCTGACACACAGCAGACACAATCACCTGACATACAGGTTGATCTGGATCCTGGTGAATACAGGTCTTAATGGATAGCAAGAAGAAGCTTGATAGTTTGCCACCAACGAGTGATGACTATTGGAAGGATGCAAAGGTTGACATGCACTCTGAGAAGTTCAGCAAGGTTTGTAAACATCACTTTGTGCATAGAACATCGCAAGAGGTTGAGTGTCAATTATGCAACATAGGTTACTTCCTTGATCCTGATAGTGTCGTTAAAGAGGGACACATATACAGGAATGGGAAACTAGTTATCTGATTTCCATTATCTTTTAGATAGTGGAAGCCAGCTAAATAGCTGGATTAGTTGCCACCGGTATGCACCGGTTTAACAAGTGCAAAAGAAAGGAGTTTGATATGGCAGATCAGACACAGGCACAACAAGACGTTGTAGAGGAACAACAATCGCCAATGCCTAGCGAAGAACAAAACCTTAACGAAACACCTCAAGGTGAAGAGGCCGGTCCCGAAGTGGAAGTATCCGAATCACCAGATACTGAGGAAGAGTTATCGTTATCAGACGGTGTTTCAAGCCGTACTGCAGAACAGTTTGACAAGCTGAGAGAACAACTCGGCGATGAACGTATGGCGAGACAAAGGCTCGAAAGTACGTTTAATAGCTTGAGTCAACGGCCCAAGGAAAGTACACCTTTGTATAATCCTGATACTGGGTATGTTGATGTGAATCAGCTAGAACAGATGCAAAAGGCCACAACGGAAGCCAACAAAAAGGCTACGTTAGCCGAGCAGAGGTTCGAGAAGTATGTTCAACAGCAACAGGAGCGGGAAGCTTATGAAGCGTTCCCAGAGCTTGATCCTAATGCTAAGAACCACGACAAGGAGTTGCACAAGATGACTCGTGCAATAATCACTGATTCTTTAATGAATCCGGATGATTATGGTGGCGAGTTGCCAGCAAAGCAAGCTGCTGAACTGGCAAGAAGTCAGCAAAGCAAGACTGTGGAGAAAGCAAAGAAGCAAGCAGCGACAGATGCAGTTGAACAGTTAGGGCCTAAAGAACAGGCAAGTTTAGAGGTTACGGGCAGATCTGATAGACGTGATGATGTTGCTAATCAAAGCGACTTAATCGAAAGAACAAGACGTGGAGACGCGGCGGCTATCATGGAACGGTTTAGTAGGATCGCACCTGTATCTGGAAGTTAAAGACAAAAACAAGGAGGTGAATATTTAATATGGCATATGGATTACAAACCTATCAGGATGGTGCAAGGAGAGAGGATCAACTTTACCGCGTCATACACTATGATAAAATTAGTGAATGATAAAAAGTTGTAATCTATGTGGGAAGGAATATGAAACAGATAATAACAAACGAAAATTTTGTTCTAGGGAATGTTTCAATTTATTCCAAGATAAGAAGAAGATCGTCGCATGTGATACATGTGGCAAGCACATTAAAAGACAGTTAAGTAGTATAGGGAAAACTAACTTTTGCAGCGAAAATTGCTTACATAAATGGCAAGCAAAGAATTGGCAAAGGTATCCTGAACTTTTGGATAAAGAATGGTGTATAGAGCAGTATGGCACTAAGAGTCTACTGGAAATTGCTGAACTTCTAGGTTGTGGAGAAACAACTGTTTGGAAGTATTTTAATCGACATGGGATCAAGCGAGATAGGTCCAGGTCATTAATGGGTAAGGCTAAGTCTAAGGAGCATCGCAATAATTTATCGTTAAGCAGGATGGGTAAGTTTTTAGGAGAAGACAATCCAAACTGGAAGGGTGGGATTACCGAATTAGGTTTACATATACGATCACTTAAACAATACGATAGGTGGAGAAAAGCAGTGATGAGATCTAGCGCAGTATGCTGCTTCTGTGGAACAGACAAGAATTTGGAAGCTGACCATATAAAGAAATTTGCTCACATACTCAGGGATAATGACATTACCTCGGCACAAAAAGCGAGGGAATGTAAAGAGCTTTGGGATGTAGCTAATGGTCGGGTTTTGTGCAGAAGTTGTAATATTGGACGCGAGGTCCTCGATAAACTCAGCTAATTCGGCGAATGGAAGAACTCTTAACGCCGAGCTAAATTTAAAAAGTCTAAGTGTAAATATGATTTTTTAATAAATGTGTAGAGACTATATACTGGGCTTCTGGAAACAGAATGATGACATAGTCCGATCCTTCTAGGGATAGAAGTAAAACAAAGCTCTTAGATCTTATCGCTGATGTATCACCTGACGAAAATCCGTTAGCTACAATGCTTGGGCAAACAACTGCTTCACAGACATTACACGAATGGGTCGAGGATTACATTTCAAGACCTTCAAGTGTTTCATCGTCTGCTGAAGGTGCAGCGGCAACCTACAGTGACCTTACCCAACCTGCAAGACGCAACAACATTACTCAAATCATTTCACAGACATACAGAGTGTCTGGAACAGAGAGAGCAGTATCAGTTGCTGGAATGGGCGATCCTATGGATTACCAGGCAAGCAAGGCATTGAAGAACTGGAAGAACAATCTGGAATACGCGTTATTGAACGCAACAGTAGCTTCTGGAGATTCTGGTGTTGGTAGACAGATGGCTGGTATACAAGCAATTGTAACCACTCACTACACAGCTAGAAACTCTGGAACGTCATTATCCGAGACTGAATTTAACAATATGGTCAAAGATGTATGGGAAGATGTTGGACATAGCGATGTGTTTGATCTTGTATTAGTTCCTATGGGGCTAAAACAGAAAATCTCCACATTCACTGCTGGATCAACTAGATATGTTGATGCAAGTGACAAGAGACTAACCAGACCTATCCAGGTATACGAATCCGACGGTGGAGTACATAGAATTATGTCTCACAAGGATGTATACAGTTCCACGACTACACCAGGACCTACTTTCTTAGGGCTTAAAGAGGATAAGTACAAGATTGCTTATCTCAGAAAACCATCTAGAGAGTTACTGGCAAAAGATGGAGATAGGGATAACGGACAGATAGTTGGAGAGGCCACTTTAGAGTACCTCGCAGAGCGAAGTTCCGTACGTAGAAGCGGTTATAACAGTAACGGCTAAGCGTGTTGACATGGTTTAACAACCATTGCATAATTGGGGCGATCGAAAGGTCGCCCTTTTATGTCAAACGGTATAGTAATTAAAACATCACCTATAGACGACACCTTCTACTCTTTAGAAGATGTATCAGAAGTAAACAGGCTAATAGAACTCAAGAAAAACAACACAGCAGATGAAAGCGATACTCAGCGCAGTTTCTGGGTTGTAGTTGATGCGGTAATAGAGCTATGGAAGAAAAGAAACCCCACAGAATATAGTTCAATGATATATGAGATTAATGTTGATAGAAAAGAGCAAGGCACAATGTTTGGTACAAAGAAAGACCCCAAGAGTACAAACAAGGCACAGTTAAGAAAGAAGCTAGAGATACCCCTTTTTGTTGGGTGTGCCATAAGGATGTTGTACTCACATGACGAGTTACCAGCAGACAAAGAATTCTTTAATGCTATATGGAAAAGATACCCCATGTTTAGAATCGCTTCAAAGATTTGACTTCAGTGATAGAATAAGAAGGTATGCCAAACAATAGCAAAATCGCACTAGCGATGATATTAAAAGGCAATGAGCCCACAGAGGCAGTAGACAGATGTCTTTCAACAATAGCGAAGTGGGTAGACGGAATATTTTTAACAATCACAACCCCAGATGAAGGTGTAGCAGATATAGCAAAGAAATATGGCGCACACTACGAGATACTTCCATATAAATTTCACAAGAAGATAGACAAGAAGACACACAAGTGGCTCAAAGATTCATTCAAGTATGAACCCAAGGTTAAAGTGGGTGATCGTATTTTCCTGTTTGATAAAGCACGCAACTACAACTGGTCTAAAGTTGGTTCTGAGTATGAATGGATACTATGGATTGATGCAGATGATGTATTTAGGGTTGGAGAAGAGCTAAGAAATATAGTAGCCACAGCAGAAGAGAACAAAGCCGAGTCAGTATTTCTAAAATACATATACCAAGCGGTAATAGAGGATGGAAAGATAAAGGATATTGTCATTGAGCATTTAAGGGAACGCATAGTCAAGAACAACGGTGCATACAAATGGGTAGCACCTATACATGAAACGCTTATCGAGCAAAGACCGACCAAGAAGATACACGATAAGAGGTGCGATATATTACATTTAACAACTGACAGCAAGATGCGCAAAGCGATAGAGCGCAACATGAAGACTCTGGAATATTCTATTTACGATACAAAAGCCAAAGACCCAAGACCAATATATTATTTAGGCAAAGCATACTATGATTTAAGAGGTAAAGGGGACTTTGAAAAGGCACTTGGGCTATTCAAGATATACCTATATGGTGCAGATGAATATGATAACAACAACAAATCAGGATGGGGTGAAGAGCGATCACAATGCTGGGAATATGTAGCTGAGATATACAGGGCGCAAGGTAAAGTGGACTATGCTATATCAGCATGTATGAACGCCTTGAAAGAGAGTTATAGATTCCCTTCGATATATTTGAATTTAGGATTGTGTTATTTGGTAAAGAAGGATTGGGAAGCTGCATTACATTGGGTTAAACAGGCATTGAATGTCCCGCCACCTGATACATCGTTAGTTAATAACCCAAGAGATTTAAGGGCAAGAGCGCTAGAGGTTACTTATCACGCGTCATTAAACTTATCTTTACTAGACGAGGCAAGGGCGGCTGCTGATAAGCTACTTGAAACCTTCCCTGGTGACGAAGAGATGACAAAGAGATCGCAACTAACTCACACGCTAACACAGGAACGTGAAGCCACAAGGAGCATTGTGTTGTTATCAAAATATTTAGAAGCTATTGGCGAGGGCAATAAGCTCCGTATGTTGATAGGATCAGCACCATCTCCAATAGCCAACAATCCATTTTTAGTAGATTTACAGAAGAGGGTGTTCCCGCCAAAAGAGTGGGGAAATAACGAGATAGCAATATTATGTGGGCAAGGGTTCACTACCTGGAGTCCTAAGCTATTAGAGATGCCAGATCAATCATTTATAGGTGGAAGCGAAGAGGCGGTTATCTACCTGTCTAAGGAGCTAGCTGATTTAGGGTGGAAGGTTACAGTATATGCTGATCCTGGTGAAGACGAGGGCGAGCATGAGGGAGTGACCTACTTACCATATTACAAGTTCAATCCTCTTGACAGCTTTAACGTACTGGTTGCATGGAGAAACCCTCAGTTTGTTGATGGTGATATAAAGGCCAAGCAGGTGTACCTATGGGCACACGATATTTTAAATGCTTTAGATTTTACTGAAGAGAGGGTAGCGAAATGGACAAAGATATTTGTATTAAGCCCATGGCATAGAGAGAACATACCGAGCGTACCAGACGATAAAATAGTTATATCGGGGAATGGAATAACATTATGAGAAATCCATACAGATGCATATACACGTCAAGTTATGATAGAGGTTTAGAACACCTTTTAAAGATATGGCCTGATGTAAAGAAGGCAGTACCAAAAGCTGAGTTACATGTGTTTTATGGATGGATGCTGTTTGAGAGGTTTTACGGAGATAACCCAGAGCGTATGGCATGGATGAAGAAGATGAATGAGTTAATGGAGCAAGACGGTATAACGCATCATGGCAGGGTATCACAATCTGATGTAGCCAAAGAGATGGAAAAGAGCGGTGTATGGGCATATCCTACACATTTTGGTGAGATATCCTGTATAACTGCAATGAAGGCACAGGCATTGGGTTCTATACCAGTAATAATTGATTATGCAGCCTTAGAGACTACTGTAAAGTTTGGTGTAAAGGTCAAGGGTGATATATATGATAAAGAGACAAAGAAAAAATACACAGAAGAGCTGGTAGCAATATTAAAAAACCACAAGAAGCAAGAAGAGATACGCAAACCCATGATGAAATGGGCAAGGGAATATTACAAATGGTCAAATATAGCGAAACAATGGAGCGATTTATTTAAATCAGAAGATGGAAACAAACAGACCAAGGGATAACCAAGGAAGATTCACCGCAGACAGCAAGGATGAACGCAATATAACCAGATGTCCTGAGTGTGGCAAGATTATACCCATTGAAGACATAAGAGGAACTCACTTTTGTTCAAGGATATGTGAGACTAATTACAGGTACAGGATGAAGCACATGGACCCGATGACGGGCAATTTGCCTAACCCTAAAGATGTTAAGAAATGGTAAGGCTCAAGTTCAGGTTCAGGGGACAACAATACATATTATATTTGTTACCAACTATATCTAGGTACAACTGGGATCAATTTAGGCGAGGCATAAAATATTCTACTATAATATGGAAGGACTACGTTTATTGTGAGTATGATGGGAAGTTACGTTCCTTTTGGTTGTTCAATCTTGAACAGGGATATATAGGCAAAGATAGTTTATCTAGATCTGTAAACGTATGGAAAATAAAAAAGGTCTGGATGATATAATCAACGCTGCTTTCAAAGAACTTGAAACGCTAAGTATTGAGACAATACTATCTGACTTAAAAGACTGTAGCGAAGGTGGTTTGCGAGATGTGCTTGACACTAAGAACAGTCAATATTATCAGTGGTTAGCAGCATTAATGCGTACATATAAGCCGCGACAAATTGTCGAATTAGGTGGAGCGATGGGAGTATCAGCGTTGTGTATGCTGAGCCAGTTACCAGTAGATGCTAAGTTGTACAGCATAACACTAGAAGAGGAAAGCAAAGAATTCTCATTTATCAAGACAGAATATCCACAACTAACAAAAATAATAGGCGATGATAGCGATTTGAGTCTATGGCCTAAAGATTTAGACTGGAGTAAGACCGACTTGCTGTTCATAGACGGAGAGCATACATCAGAGGCTGTGAGACGCGAGCTAAAGGATTATTTACCGAAAGTGGGTAAAGACACGCTAGTGCTACTAGATGACATTAAAATGCCTGAGATTTGGCCTGTGTGGCTTGAGATAGAAAACGATAAAATAGACATAAGTGTATTGCATCATAGTGGATTTGGTTGTTTAGTAACATGATATACATATCAAGAACATTATTACCGACGATGAGTCTAGGGGTATAGCCAATACGGGATTATATTTGGTACACTTAAAACATGCTGACATGACAGCACAGAGGCACTTCGGGCCATACCTACGCGACTTTGATACTGGGTTGCTTGAAGTTGGCATAGGAGAGAAGGAATTAATACCGGCAGAAATAAGGGGGGAATTATGAAGCTAGATTTGATTTGGTACTTCGATCAAGCTAAAGAGATATGGCCTAACTATCGTGATGGTGTTAGAGCAGCGATGGAAGAGCTTGAAAGACGCGGACACACTGTAAGGTGGCATTTAGGCACTGATGTAAAGATAGAGGATGATTCAGACTTCATATTAAATTGGGACAACTCCACAAGCCAATTCATTGGTGAATTTCACAAGTACCCTAACATCCGCAAAGGATTGATATTAACAACAGAGCTAGGGCTAAACATAGAGAGTTTAAAGAACTATGATGTTGTGTTTGCTGAATCAGATTATGTGGCAAGTCTCATAAAGCCACATGGCGTAAGGGTTATAACAGCATTTGGAACTGATACTAATTTCTTTTCCCCGCATAGCATAAAAACACCCAAAGATTACAAGGCTTTTTACCCTTCAACATTTAGCCCATGGAAAAGGCAAGACGTTTTTGCTGATCTGTATGGTGATAAAGGATTATGTTTAGGTACTATCCAGCCAGACGGTTGGGATATATTAAGGCATACAGTCGAGAAAGGCACAAATGTATATATCGGATATCTACCAGTTGAAAGGGTGCGGGAATTCTACAGGAATTGTGAGATGGTACATATAACGGGATATGAAGGAAGCGGGCGCACGGTAATTGAAGCTTTAAGCATGGATATGCCTGTAGAGGCCTCACCTGACAATCAGAAATGCCAATGCTATTTAGCAGAGTTTAAAGCGTCTGGTATGGGAGCTAGGGAGTTTGCAATAGCTTATTACAGCGCGCAAGGGTACGCAGATAGTTTAATGAAAGGAATAGATGGTTAAGTTATCAGTAGTAATACCGTGCTATTTAATCAAGCCAGAGCTAGTTGATTTAACAAAGAGTGCGATATACTCATTTAGGCAGGCGGAGTTACCTGAATGGGAGTTGGTACTCGTTGATGATGGGTCGTTGTTAGGGTCGGGGTATCTAAAAGAAGAGGCCGACACATACATACATCACAAAAAGAATCAGGGGTTTATCAAGACGGTTAATGATGGGATAAACCTAGCGAGGGGTGAGTTGGTTGCAGTAGCAAATAATGATATACGGGTAGCACCAAATTTTTATGATGTTGCGAGAGATATTTTAGAAGACCCACAAATTGTATCGGTACATCCAAGAATGTTATTTTACGATGACCCCATCGAATATGGTATAGACACTCATGCAACGGGTAAAGAGCGTTGGTGTCAATCGTCATTTTTTATATTAAAAGGCAAGCACTTATTCCCTGAAAATTATCAGGGTACAGGTGGGGCATACGAAGATTGGCGATACTGGACTGATTTGAGGGATAACGAGGGGTATAAAACGGCGTACACAACAAAGACATGTTTCCAGCACAAAGATTCTTCTACAACGCAGATAGTTGGTGAAAAGACAAAACATCATAAAGATAACGCCGAGGTATTCAAAGATGAGTTTGGGGATTACCCAGAGAATTATTTTGCTAAGAGATATCCCGAGCAGATGAGGGTTAATTGGCGTGACGAGTTTATGAAAATATGATAATACTTAATAATAGTGTGTTTTACGATATGCCCAAAACAGGTGGGTCGTGGGTATCAGAGGGACTCATGGCTTATGCCAATGGTGAGTTTATAGTTGGAACATCTCACCAGCCGCCTGATAACCTTGCAGTTTATTCTTTTACGTTCATTTGAAAGGTTTTATGCAGATATCAGTAATAACGCCTAGTATCAGGCACGAAGGATTGCCTATTGTTGAGAAAGCGCTCAAACGTCAAGGCACGGAGTTTGAATGGCTCGTAGGGTCTCCTGAGCGACCGGAGAACCTTACAATGCCGTTTACATGGGTACAAGACCCTCCCAGGCTTAAAACCGACTATTGGGGTCTTTTTAAGTCATATAATGCATTATTAAAAGAGTGTAAGGGCGAGTTGGTGGTATCAATCCAAGATCACACGTTTTTTGATCCTGATGCACTAGGCAAGTTTTGGTATCACTATCAAGAAGAACCCAAGACATTGGTTACGGGTGTAGGGAATAAATATTCTAGTGATACATGGGCGACTAAAACGTGGCAGGATCCCCGCGAGAGAGATGATAGTGGATCATATTATCAGTGTTCGCATAGGGATATGGAGTTTAATTTTTGCTCGGTGCCACTAAAGGCATTTTATGCTGTAGGTGGATTTGACGAATATCTTGACAGGTTTTCGTCGATATGCGGGTTAGATGTAGTAACGAGACTAGAAGCGATAGGCGGGTGGGATTTCAAGATCGACCAGACAAACAAGAGCTATAGCACGGAACACGGAAGGCCAGACGGATGGGAAGAAAACAACGCAATAAATGGGCCGTGGGGTGAGCGGTTAAAGCATTATATTGAGCATGGACCGGTACTGGATTATTTAAAGTAAATAGTATACAATCGAGTTAAGCTAAGAAGTTAGAGACTAACAGCCACCTTGCAATGGGTGGCTTTTTTTATGGCAGACAGAGTACCGTTAGAACAAACACAAGATGTACCAGTACAGCAAGACGCTCCAAGTGAGTCTAGGACTGATTTTGTTGACAAGAAGGGCATTACAGAAATGCAAGACTTAAAGACATTATCATTGGTGCTTGGATTTGACGGACACGGATTTAATGGTGACGATTCAAAAGCTGAAAGGATATATGCTTGGGCTAAGGATCGCGACGGAGATCCTCTAACATTTCTTAGCGATATTGTCAGGAAGCTTGGCATAACATCAACAAAAGGCAATTTGCTTAACAAGTTGCATGAATGGACAAGCCTTGATACAAGCATAAAATCTTTGACGCAAAGGAAATTAGTTTTGGAGAAATAGGATGTCGACGAATCATTTAGGAAACACGCAACCTGCAATAGATCAAGAAGAGCATACACATATAGGCGGGGTAGCGGGCAAGAAAACATTTGTAATAGATAATGCGGCTAACCAGATAACAGATTTCGGTGGTGAGAGGCCAAGGGCATTTTATCAGAACGTATCGCTAGTTTCAGGATATTCTTTTTATGGACTCGCGACACCAGGGAGCAACCCAACAACAAGCAATTTCAGAATATTAAGATCAGACACATTCACTGGCGGTGTATTGTATGCCGATGGTAGCACTACTTTTACTCATGCTTGGTCGTCGGCTAGTTTAGCTAGTATAAGTTATTCATAATATGTCAATAGAAACAAAAACATTACAAGAAAAGATAATAGCTTTAGCGGCCGCAAACTCTGATACGTCCAAGTATTATTCAGGTCAATTAATGGCACAATTTGGTACAACGCGGAAATCTGAGATACTAGGAATAATAGGAGATAATGGGCAACCATTTGAAAAACAGATCGATGATTATATTGACAGCTTGTAAGTAACGGGCTGTACTGATAGAATCAGATAGTAAAAAGGCAAACAAGTTAGAAACTAGAGCCACGATTTAGGTCGTGGCTTTTTTTATTGCCTGTATAAATGGTTAGATAATAATTGGAGATGATACATATTATGTCAAATACTATTAATTTAGACGCAGAAATAGGAGCAAACTTTATTGGCGATGATGCACAACCATCAATAACAATAAGTAATAGCTCAACAGGATCAGGTTTAGAGGTTCATAAACTAGCAGTAGCTTCATCAGCTTCAGTAGACAGCGTTAACATAGGAGGGCCTATATTAGCAGCATCAGCTACAGTAACTAACATGAACATTCACGGATCATCAGTAGCCAGTGGAGCGTTAATTGGACTCAAGGGGGATGCATTTATTTCCGCCTCAACTATTAACACAACCACGTCGGCAGTAGCAGGATTAGGAGCGATAAGAGTTGCAAGGTCTGACGGAACATTTGGGTGGATCCCAGTGTATCCTGATGGAGCAGTAACTACAGCAGCAGTATAAAAACATGGCAATTAATTTGACGGAAATACAAAAAAGAATAGCCAGTATCGTAGATCAGTCGCCTGACGCACCAACTGAGGGTGGAGACGACTGGAACCTACGTTTGCAATACATAAATCTCGCACAAAACAGGGCGTTTCAATTGTATGATTGGCAATTCCTGAACAAGGAATATAACACTCAGACAAGTACAAACACTGGCAACACGAGTATATCGTTACCAGGAGATTACCGTAAACTCGCTAGTTATCCGTACATATCTTATGACGGCACTAACACGAACGAGTTTGCTGAGATACGCGTGCAAGAGAGATCCAAGAAACTTACGAGTGATAAATTTGTGTATTTTTTGGGTAATGAATCAGATGGGCAAACGATGGTAATAAATTCAGGGAATAGCAATGGACAGTTGCCTAGTGGGGCAAGCATACGAATTCCATACTACTCGGCTGGATCATCACTAATAAGCGGGTGTGATGTGTCAATGATACCTAACGCAGATTATTTAGTTACTAGCGGTGTAGCGACGTTATGGGAAGCCAGAGAAGATGAAAGGTTCCCACAAGCCAAAGCAGAAGCCGAGAGGATATTACAGCGATTACTTGAACGTGAGAATGTGTTTAGCGAGGCTAACAATGATGCTTCACAGGTAAGAACAGTAGAAGAAACTAAATATAACTTTAGACTAGGGAGGAACTGACATGCCAACTTTTGATTTAAGAGTACCTAAGTATAAAAAATCAAAACCCGAAGTTGCTGACTGGAACAACTTTAGAAAAGGGCTTAACACTTTATTAAAGGATACTGAAATTGAGCCTGACGAATTATCACAAGCAGACAACATTGTATTAATAGGTAAAGGAGTTCCCACAAAAAGGTGGGGTTACAAAACATATTTTCAAGCAGGGGCAGCAGCACAGGTTAGAGGATTAGCTGGATACTACAAGGTTGATGGCACGAACGAACTATTATCAGTTACTGATGCTGGTTTTTTAAATATTAAAAGTGGTGCAAGCTACGCAAGAAAAGCTGGGGTATCTTGGGCATCAGGATACAACATAGAGATGGCGCAACTAGATGACCGGATGTATATAGTAGGCGGCAACAGGGAGATGGCACGATATTCCTCGCCAACACTTGTAGGGTTCCCAACAATAGCAACACCCACTAACTTGTTTGCAACACAAATAAGCGGGGCGAGTGGAACTAATGTATACAGTTATAGAGTAGCTGCAAAAACTGATGTAGGTGAAACACTAGCCAGCACAGCTTACGCAGTATCGAGCCAGCCACAAGATCTTGAGAGTGGAACAATTAGGCTAGGATGGAGTGGAGTAAGCACAGCCAGCATAATATTAAAAGGATACAGCATATATGGTCGTGACGAGGGCGATGAGAGGTTTTTAGGCTCAGTTGGAGCAAACACCAATGACTACTACGACGATGGCGCAGCGATCCCCTCAGAGTTCACATACACACAAACAGCAGATTCAACTGGTGGGTTATCTGCAAAGTATATTAAAAGATTCCAAGACAGGTTAATTTTTGCTGGAATAGCAGGGGAGCCTAGCAAGGTTGTAATAGGTGGCAGGGTACCGTTACATGAAAGGCTTGACATTGCAAGTGGAGGTAACTTCATAAGGATTGAGCCTGACGCTGGGGATGACATAACAGGTATATCGACATTTGGTAGTAGGATAATAGTTTTCAAAGAACGTAGTATATGGGAAATAAATTTAAGCACGTTAAGCGTGGGAAACTACACAATAACCCATCCGGTAGCGAAACTTATTACGATGAGTCATGGATGTGTAGCACCAAGAAGCATAGTTGCAGTAGAGAATGACACGTTTTATTTAACAAGAGATGGGGTTTATGTATTAGGATACGAGCCTAACATTGCAATCGACATATTAAGAACGAATGAATTGAGTGCAAAGATAAGGCCATTCTTTGCAAACCTAAGTTATGCACAGCTACAAGGTGCAACGGCTACATATCACGATTTCAAATATATAGTTAGTTTCCCTGGCAAAGATAAAACAATAGTATACGACAGAGAGAGATTGTCATGGATAGGCCCTTGGACATTTGATGCAACCGTCTATCACACTTATTACGAGAGTGACAACGATAGAGTATTGTTGTTTGGACAAGATGGAGCGTCAAACGTAATGGAGTTAGCCGATACTTTAGGAGATGACAACGGCACGGCAATAATGACTTCATTAAGGACACGCAAGGAAGATTTTGGGGACTGGACATTATATAAAACAATCAAAGATGTTTACACTAACTGGCGCAATGTTACAGGCACAATAAGCGTGGATGTACAGCTAGAGGACAGGACGGGCAACACGGTAGCAGCCAAAGGGTTTGATTTATCAACAACCGAAGGTAACGCAGGATGGGGGGCTGACATGTGGGGAAGCACACAGTGGGGAGATTCAGAAGCAGAAGGTGGAGGAGCTGACACGGGAGATATTGTAAGTTGGGCTAATCTAAACAAGTTGGCAAGAAGGGTACAGCTGATTATCAAGACGAATAATCGCAATGACAATTATGAGTTTTTAGGGGTACACATTGAAGCTAAAGGAGCTGGGCGTGGAATCAAGGGAGAAAATTGGCGGGTAACATAATTTATTTAAAAGGAGAAAAATATGGCACTATACACAGCACCAACATCTAACTTTTTCAGTACAACGCTGAATGGAGCGATAGATAACTCGGTAACGACGATAACTCTAAACTCTGTAACAGGATTACAAAGTCCTGGGATATTGATTATTAACAGAGAAGATGGAAATGGCGTAGCTACACCAAATTCCAGAGAGTTCATATCCTACACAGGGATATCAGGAAGTGATTTAACTGGGGTGACAAGGGAAGTTGATGGTTCAACTGCTAGAGCACACAGCGATGGATCATTAGTTGAAGCAACGGTAGCGGTTGGGATGTGGAATGATTTAAGGACGTATTTACTGGTAGGCCACGCAACCGATGGTACTCACGACATGACGAAGATCAATGATTCCAACGCGAACGAGGTCATACAGTTTGGAGAGACAGCATCAGCGGTTAACGATGTAACGGTAACCAATGCAGCTACAGGAGATGCACCAACGATAACAGCTACGGGGGGAGACACGAACATAGACCTGTCTTTAGGTGGAAAAGGTACTGGCAAAGTAAAGGTAAATTCTAAATACGGAGATATAACAGTAGGCTCAGACGGAGCTACAATAACCTTCAATTTAGCGACGACAAATTTACACACGGTAACACTTGAAGGCAATCGAACACTAGCTCTTTCTAACTGGTCTGTAGGACAAGCATTCATAATAAGGCTTGTACAGGATGGCACAGGGTCAAGGACAGTTACTTGGTTTTCGACAATAAAATGGGTTTATGGAACAGCGCCAACATTAACAACGACGGCTGATAAAACTGACGTGTTTGGATTCCTTTGCACAAGCGCAGGAAACTATGACGGATATATAGTTGGGCAAAATTTATAATGGCACAATGGCTAAACAAAGAAAAATATGGAAATGGTGGTGCAGGAGCATGGACATTAAGTTCCTCAGCTACTGATACTCCTACTAAAACAACAGGAAATGGCACATCAGGGACTACATCATTATCTGTAGGGTCATCAGCAGGATTTTCTGTAGAGGACGTTATTATTATTCACCAAAGTCGTGGTACCGGTGCGGGAAACTGGGAATTAAACACGGTTAAAAATACCTCGTCGGGGAACATAGCAACTAATTACAATCTTAGCAATACCTATGTCAGCGGCGCACAAATACAAAAGATACCTCAATACACAACAGCCTCAATAACCAGTACCTTAACTAGTTCATGGGATTCAACGGCGGGAGGGATTGTTGCCATTATGGCTAATCAATCTATTATTGTAAGCGGTACCATTTTTTCTACTGGCAAAGGCTTTTTAGGTGGCGTTGGACATACAGGAGATGGCGGCCAAGCTAATCAGGGACAATCCTCAACGGGTGTGGGTACTGCAAGTACGGCTGCCAACGGATCAGGTGGCGGTGGTGGTAATTCGCCTTCGTTTGGTTCCCTTGGTGCTGGTGGTGGTGGTGGCGGTTATGCCGCAATTGGTACAGCGGGTGGATATGTTGAGTCAGGAACGGGCGGAACGGGTGGTGCTTCCGCAGGAATTGATACTTTGGCAACTATGTTTGTTTCAGGAGGTGGTGGAGGATCAGCTAATGACACACCATCGGAACCAGGTGGAAATGGCGGTAGCGGAGCAGGAATTGTTTTATTAATATCACCAGTTATTATAATAAGCGGTTCAGTTGTTTCTGATGGGAATCCTGGCGTACGTGGTTCACAGTCAGCAACAGGCGGAGGTGGTGCAGGAGGATCTGTTTTGGTAAAGGGTAATATTGTGACGCTTGGTAGTAATAACATCACGGCAATGGGTGGTACAGCGGTAGCGGTAGGTGGCGCAGGTTCTGTTGGCCGAATAGCCATATATTACGCATCGTCTTACTCAGGTACTACATCACCTACTTTGAAAGCTGTTCACGATAGTAGTTTAATACCAGCCAGCGGCGGAGCATTTTTATATAATTTCACGTAGAGAAGGAGAACAACATGGACAACACGAAATACAAAACAGAGTTAATAGGGGGGGTGAAGTAAATATGGCAGGATTAGGATTATATGGTACTGGGAACTGGGGGTTGCCAGAGTTTGGATTAACAGAAAAATTTGGCGGCAACACAGGCAGTACACAGTACAGTAACCCAGTTGCTAGCTCACCACAAATAAGTACTGGTGGATCAGTATTAGGGACTACGTATGGCCCAGCTTATAGCGGACAACAACAACAGCCAGTAAGCACAGGCTTATATAGTGGCGGTGGGTCATCAAGTGGTGGATCCTCAAACGATTACCGTAGTGTGCAAGAGAGTACACCAGAAGGGCCAAGCCAAAGAGAAGTAGATCAGGCATTTAGCCCAGCTATTGATGCACTAAAAAACTTCCAGCAAAGTCTACAGTCACAATTAAGTGGTGGATCTCCACTACAAGGTGAGTCGCGATTAAGATCAGAAGCGGCAGGCACACAAGGCATTTTGGAAAGTGGATTACAAGAAAAGCAGGCTCAGTTTGGGCAACAGAGAA